GCAGCACTACTACGAACGGTGGTGGAACAGGTGGTTTTGGAGGATCTTTGTTTCAAACTTCAACGGCGGCAACTGCTGGAGGTGGTTCAGGTGGAAATATAACCGGCGCACCAAACGGTATTGCTGGCCCTGGCGCATCTTCTTATTTCGTCGGTGGTTCTGGAGGTGGTGGCGGTGCAAGCGGCAGCACTACTGCTGGCAATGGTGGCACAGGTGGCTATCCCGGTGGTGGTGGTGGTGGCGGCGGTGCTGGCTACACAGTTGACTCCGGTGCTGGTGGTAATGGCGGCAACGGCTATGTCCGTGTCGTGACCTTCTTCTGACGAGGACAAAATGCCAAAACAATTCCTCCTCAATCCCGATGGTAGCGTTCCTGCGAACGCCAATGTCGAGCTTTTGCAAGCAGAGGGCATTCCGCTGGTGTTGCCAACAGAGATGCCGAGAAAATCCGGCATGATTGCTGTCGAGCAAGAACCGCAGCAGGACGAGCATGGTGTATGGCGGCAGGTGTGGATTCTTCAGCCTGCGCCAGAGCCTGAGATTGTCCCGGTCGACCCGCTGGCTGCGCTGACCGATGAGCAGAAAACTGCGCTGGTTGCGTTGTTGCAAGGAACGGCTGTTTAATGTTCGGCATATCAGCATTCTCTGAATCGCCATTTTCTGGTCTGCCAGGGACTTCTGTTCGTGTTTTTGTTACTGGAGTTTCTGCTACAGGTCAGGTTGGTAACGTCAGCGTTGTAATTCCGCAAGACGCTACCGCATTCGTATTTTCGTTTGATAGTTACGACATTTTGTCGGCGCTTATTCAGGCTGTTTTTAACAACGAGCCTGGAAAGACGTTATTCGCTGACACAACGATTGGCGGCAGACCTCTCGGTGATATTGACAACACAGGTTCGGTAACTTACGCAGATGCCTTTGACTATCTTGATTGGTACGATTTAGGTACTACTGGAAGTTCGGCATCAGATACCTACATTGAAACGGTGATGAATGCCTATATGACGCAGAATCCTGCGACATATGCGGCATATATCAGTTTTGCATACGGGCAGACTGGTTCTGTTTCGGTTACTGGCGATGCTAATGTCTCGTTGACTGGAGTATCAACATCCGGTGAAATTGGTACGGCAGTTGTTGCGATAAACATAAATGCTCCGGTGACAGGAGTTTCGGCAACTGGTGAGTTAGGATCGGTCACGGTAGTTGCTAAAGCAGTTGCAGAAGCAACTGGTGTCTTGGCTACAGGGTTTGTTGGGTCTGTCGTAGTTACCGCTGATGCTGTTGTAGTCACGACAGGGGTTCAGGCAACAGGCCAGATCGGAAATGCGAATGTTCTGATCGTTGTCCCTGTTACAGGTGTTCAGGGTACGACTGCGCTTGGTACTATCACTCTGGAGTCCAACAACTATCTCGATGTTACTGGTTTCGGGATGGTTGGGTCTGTTGGTCTGGTTGATGTGATTGGGGTATGGTCGATACCAGATGAGGTTCCGAACAATTGGATTGAGGATGTGCCTGACGCAAACGTCTGGATTGATACAATCGCTCAATCAAATAACTGGATTGAGGACGTGCCTGACGCTAACGTGTGGATTGATACAATCGCACAATCGAACACTTGGACGGTGCAATGAGACTCGCATTCGGCAAATGGACACCTGACCGACCTGGGATAGCAGGAGGGCTGACAGAGGCTCTAAACTGCCTTCCTGTCGCGTCTGGATATGGGCCGATACCGTCTAACGCAAACCTATCGTCTACAGCGTCTGAGAGCCTCCTGACGAGTTTTATCGGCAGACAGGGAACCACTACAACTCTGTTTGCAGCTGGGCCTACGAAACTGTTTAAGTTTGATCCTACTGACTCTGGGTTGGATGACGTAAGCAGAGCGTCTCCTGCTTACTCAACTACTACCCTGTGGACTACGGCACAGTTTGGTGCTGTTGTGCTGGCTGCGAATGGGATAGACAAGATCCAAGCCTGGGACATGGGGTCGAGTACAGCATTCGCTGATGTTGCTGCTGCTGCTCCGACTGCTCAGTTTGTTACTGTTGTTCGGGATTTCGTTGTTGCTGCAAAGACTGCTAGTGAGATTTCGACTGTTTACTGGTCAGACATCAACGATGAGACGGATTGGACACCAGGAGCAGGGAGTCAGTCAGATTCGCAGGTGATTGCTGATGGTGGCGAGATTCGTGGTCTGACTGGTGGTGAGTTTGGAATTGTGCTGCTGGAGAGAGCAATTGCTCGGATGACGTATATTGGATCTCCGCTGTTCTTCCAGTTTGACATTATTGCTAGGAATCTCGGCTGCTACGAGTCTCGATCTGTGGTTCAGTCAGGGCCATTGACGTACTTCTTGAGTGATGATGGATTCTTTGTGACCGATGGTCAGACGGTCAAGCCAATTGGGAACGAAGTTGTAGATCGGTGGTTCTTTGATAACGCTGATCCGGCACAGTTGGATGAGATGAGTGCCGCTGTCGATCCGGTGAACAAGGTTGTTGTCTGGTGTTTCCGTGACATCTTTAATATTCAGAAACTGTTGATCTACAACTATTCGGTGGACAAGTGGAGCCATGCCAACACTACCGCTGATTTCATATCTACTCTTGCGACTGCAAGTTACACACTTGAGCAGCTTGCAAATGTCTCAGCGAGTCTGGATGCCTTGCCAGAATCATTGGATTCTAGGCTCTGGGCCGGTGGCAAGTTGGTTCTAGGTGGTGTTGACGCAAGCCGTTTGGTGACATTTGGCGGCGCAAATCAGACTGCTGTGCTGACTACAGGCGACATTGAGACAGAAGCCACAGAAACGATTCTGACGCTTGCCAGACCCATTGTGGACAATGGATCAGCTACTGTTCAGGTTGCATCTCGTTATCGTCTAGATGGCAATCTTAGCTATTCGACTGCTGTTGCTGCTGATAGCGAGAACAGGATTCCGCTGCGATCCAGAGGGAAATATCACAGGGTAAGCCTGACGCCTACGGAAAGTTGGATTACTGCTGTCGGTGTTGATGTCGAGGTTAAAGCGGTGGGTGGTCGGTAATGTTCCGCAGACTGCCTCAGCAGGGTGGTACTCCTCGGGATGTGTCCGAGATTGTGAATCGGATCTTGGATGGCAAGATTAACTCTGTTGGGTTGATCACTCTTGCGACAGGGAATGCCACAACAACCACGCTGTTCGATGAGCGTATCAGCGAAGATAGCATTATCCTGTTTGCCCCGTACTCTGCTGCGGCTGCTGCTGATGAAATCCCCTATGGGGCGTTTCAGGACTCTACCGATCAATCAGCAACGACAACGGTAGACGCTTATGCGATGAAGTTTGGCACGACCGACTTCAGCAATGGGGTTACGGTTAGCAATAACTCTCGCATCAGCGTAAAAAGCCCAGGTATATACAATCTTCAGTTTAGTGCTCAGTTTGCAAACGCAGACTCTCAGATCCAAGATATAGATATTTGGTTTCGCAAGAACGGTACAGACATTGCCAATAGCAATAGCAGATACTCCGTTCCAAACAAACACGGGTCTATCAACGGTCACTTGATTGCTGCGCTGAACTTTTACATTGATCTTGCTGCGAACGATTACGTTGAAATAATGTGGGCAACCACTAACATACTTGTGACGCTAGAGCAGTTGCCAACACAGACCAGCCCGACAAGACCAGCAACTCCATCCGTGATTGCTACGATGAATATGGTGTCTGAATCTTCAACGTCTGATGTGTACACATCGAACCAGACGCAAGGTCAGGCAACCGTCAATCACTTTGCAAACAGTACCGCAGACAAGACCTATCGGTATGTCGTCCTCGGCTAGAGTCTTTGTCGAACCAAACAATCTCCGGCAGGTTTGGGATTACGTTCGGCAAGGCTTGTTGAGGGTGAAAGAGGCGAGTTCTGAGCCTTGGATACCGGAGGACATCTATTGCGACTGTTATTCCGGACGATCAATGTTGTGGCTGATGGTTGAGGATGGTCAGCCTGTCGGGTTTGGTGTGCTTCAGCCGATTGGTGATTGTCTGCATATCTGGGCAGGGTATGGCAAGTTTCTGATGGATGAAGGTTTCCGTCATGCAGAAGAAATTGCTAAATCGGGTGGGGCGCGTAGAATTACGTTTGAGTCAAATCGGCCAGGATGAGCAAGGATGGCCGATAAACACGGTTACAAGCCCATAAGGTGGGCGAAAGAGGTGTCGAATGAGTAGCAG